GTCTTTTAGTAGTACTTCGGTGACACGCTGGTAGTGTACTTCCCATTATGTAAGTGCTTTTTTACTACAACAGAATTTAAGGATTTCTTTTCTAAAATAGTCGGTGCCACCCTCTTTAATCTCCTGTAGAATTGTCTTGTTTGAACCCCAATAGTTAATCCAATTAGACTCTGCTATTACCCTTTTAGAAGTTGGTTTTCTACCAGGACCTGTTTGTAAAGCTTTTTCAGCCTTAGTTAGTCTTTTCTTTGTATTTGAATATAAAGACTTTCTACCAATGTAGAACTTACCAGTTTTAACGTTGGTAATTTTGTATATAAATCCTACGCAATTTGAAGGAAATTTATCAACTGAGTCGTACTCTACGATGCGGCCGTTCTCATATGAAAACCAATTTTGTAACATACATTATTTTTAGGAATCCCACTTAACTACAAAAGTCATATCTGTATTAGATGGAATTGGGTAAGGAGTTGCTAATTTACCAACTACTAATAATTCACTTGCTTCGTTATATAAGCCAATAGTTGTTGTGTAAGGACGGAAATCTGATCCAGTTACGTTATTTGCTAAAGTACCATCTGTAATCCAACCACTTCTATTTACTTGATTGTAAGATGCGTAAATAGGTAATGAACCTGATCCACTTACGTAGCTAATGTTGGCAAATACAGTAGGATTTTGAGAGTAGTTGAAGTCGTTCTCAGAAACTCTACATTTCACCTCATTCTGGTAAATTGTAGTTTCAGATCCTATTGTTAAAGTATATGGTGTATAGTTTATTACTGCCATGATTATAAATATTTTACTATGTACAAGCTAAATCGAAGTCTAATGAGTTACCATATATGTACACAGATTGATTTGCAAGGATTGCAGGTGGACTTACTCTACCAGGACAGCTTGAAGGAAGAATTGCGTATCCGCCACGACTTACTGATGCTGCGGTTGTACCGTCGTTTACATCTAGATTATCTCCAATAGCAAGTGTTAAGGTAGTTCCTGAGTTTACTGTTATTGTAGATAAAGTTTGATCTGATGTGGTAATTTCTGTTGGAGATAGTATAGTGTAGTTTACACCATCAGTTGAATACCATAAGTATCTATTAACCACCGCAGTGTTTTGCTTAGCATGGACTGTAACTGTATAGGTTACTGGTGCTGTAGTAGGAGTTGGTGTAGAAGTTGTTGTAGGAGTTGCAGTAACTGTTGAAGTTACAGTTGGTGTTGGTGTTGGAGTAGCGCCAATAGTTGGAGTTGGTGTTGGAGTTGGTGTACCAGTAATTGTAGGAGTTGGTGTTGGAGTAGGTGTTGATGTTAATGTAGTGGTAGCTGTTAAGGTAGGAGTAGGTGTTGATGTTGTGGTTGGTGTAGGAGTAGGTGTAAGTGGATTAACTGCTATAGTTTGAGATTGATTGCCACAATAAAGACCCTGATCTACTATTATTACAGAGTAAGCTTGAGTTGGAATATTGATTGCAAATCCAGTTGCTAAAGTAGCCGAGCTTATGTTACTGGTGATTAAATTGCTTGGATCAATGAAGTTATAATAAACATTAAATGGTCCAGAGTTTGTTCCAATTGCAGTAGCTTGTAATGTTTGGGTATACGTTGCCATGGTTATAAATATCAGTTTTCACGTCTTTCTTCTCCTGGGTAAAATTCGAAGCGATTGTGGTTGATTGGTGATATTAACAAGCTACCAGCTTTAATTTTGTTTTCTTTTTGAAGCTGGAATACAAAACTCATCCAAGTTTGTTCCATTGGACGTGACCAGGTCGTATCTAAAAATACCTTCTTATTACCTTCCTTGCTAAACCACAAAGGCCAGTTACAATAGTGTAGGTCTCCTTCTACGAAAGGGAGATCTTCATAGCATCCTATATGCTTAAATTCTGTTTTTGGTGCATTTGGAGATAATCCTCTTTGAGGTAGTATATCATTATTAGGGAAAAACTTACTTCTTATATCCTGTGGAACATTGTACCAGGCCCACTGCACTGAACTTTCACCATAGAACTCTGAGAAAGAGAGCTTTAAATAATCAAATTTACTATCTTTAAGTATGCTTAACGACTTTCTAAATAAGTTATCAACATGCCTTCTAAGTCCCATTCTACAGGTAGCGTTTGTATTTGGATGTAAAAACATATCGTCTTCAAAAAAGATGTAGTAATCCGAATCCGAGTCGTTAAAATGTTCCGCTACCCACTGTCTGCCGCCACATATTCCTATATTATCCTTTTTAATTTGTTCAAAATTGTATTCCTTACAGAGGTTATTATAATCTTCGTCAGTAGTATGATCTAGGGAGTTGTTTAAAAGTATTTTTCTAGTCTTTTGTAAAAAATCCGGGTCGATTAACTGAAAAGATTCTATTAAATTGCCAAATTGTTTTGGTGAATTGTAACTAATAATATAAAGACTTGCTTTTGAGTTAGATGAATTCTTTGGTTTTACATTCGGATTAACTGATTTTAAATACTCAAAAAAAGGCCATACTAATCCGTTTTCACCAATTCCAAAAGGTTCAATTAATTCAGGATGCCTATGGGTTAATATCGTAAAAAGACACTCATCAGCTCCCATATACCCACCACTAATAGTATCCCGTAGTACAGAATAGTAAAGTGCGTTTAATTGGTGGATTTGTTCTTTTTTTCCTCCCCAAAAGCCTCCACGTGATATACTACTTACAAAATCTACACCACAATACTCTGCCATTTTACTCCTTTCAAAGCCGTGGATTTCTGTATTACTTTCGTAGGGATATGTAATAAAAGTTAGCTTGTCGGTCGAATTACTGTGAGCTTCTAGCTTGTCAAAGACTTTATCACTTGTAAAGTAACCTTGTCCAACTGTAGACGTTAATCCTCCATCAATCCAATAAAAATAATCCGAGCCAAAAGGATTCATTATGGCTGAGTCGTTTACCATAAACATTTTACACATCATCATTGGATTATAATATTCCAAGGCTGCTTGTGGAGACTCTGGTAACCATCCTGCGAAATTTTGCCATTTAGGATCTGTCCTTATTTCTTGTAGTTCGTTGAAAAACGGAAACCAAGTTTTAAAGTCTTCTAACTCTTTAAAATATACTTGAGTAGGTTTATTACCTCTTATAGTACGCACCTCTTGCTCAAGTTCACGAGGAATCCAAATACACATTTGAGCATCGACTTCTAGTAATTCAAAAAATTTATTTTTATACTGTTCAAAACTCCTCTTAGCCCATCCTTCGATATTTCCTCTACCTAAGTCCCAAAGACCTGTTACAATGGTTGTTTTATTATGTGCTTTAATAACTTTTCTTTTAATCTTTAAAGCCATTGACGCCCATCCATCTTTCCAACCACAGGTAGCTACTGGCTCAAGTTCGTACTTAGATTCATCAAAGCAATCTGCAAGGGCTTTAATGCTATACTCTTCCCAAGAAGGTAGTGCGTATACGTCGTCCACAACTACGATAGCTTCATCTTCTAACCAATCAAACACAATTTCAAAAGCATTTTTAGAAGCAGAATATAAATCTAAATCAAGATGTATAAATCTAATTTTTTGATTTTTTTCTTTGAGAAAGTTAGATAGAGTATCTTCTATTCTACCTACGATAAATTTATTCTTTTCAGTATCTTCGGGAATACCGTGAACACTAAATGAGTTTTTTGTGTATAATACGTTTCCACTCGATTCTGCCCAATCTTCTGGTAAACCTGTAAATGTGTCGAAACTATAAACTATAACATCTTCTGTATTTTTATTTATTAAATTTAGAGTAAGACTTGTAAATACTCCTAATTCTATAAATAAAGAATCTCTGTACTTTAAAACATCTACATTTTCTAGAACCTTCTGAAAATAGGATGGTTGATACTGCCAGTTTTTAGGTCCAAAATCTGGAGTGTTTGAATTTTCAATAAGTTTTACTATATCTTCTACAGTCATGCATTATTAAATTGAAAAATTTAAATTTCGGTTTTCATCTGTAACAATAACACACCTTTCTCCGTTAAGTAGAAAGCGTACTTCTAATGCTTTTTCTGTCCCATAGCATGGATCACCAGCTATATTATTGTCAACTCTAATATGGAAACCTTTAAAATTATGAATCTCTAAGTTTGACTTAAGTTGCTCTGTGACATCTATTACATTTCTTTCTGCTAAAGGTCTTCCTTCATCTTGCTGTTCACCCAAAGTACCATAAAATGCTTCTATTAGTTCTATATTAGCATCTTTGTATTTTACATTATTATAATAAAGATCGTTTGGAAGTATTGTATAGTAAGGATTAAAATCAAAATGATAATACTCGTAGTAGGAAGGATTTCTATAGCGATTTAACCACGCTTCAAAATACCATCTATCTCCATTATTCGGCTCTGGATTGCTATAAATCCACGATAAGTTTGACCACCAAAAATTTCCCCACCACCAGCCATTATTTATAGTTAAACCACATTGGTCATAGTTATCTAATACCTGTAAACAATCCTTATAGCTATCAATTAAAAAATACTCCATAGCCTCTTTCCACCACGAAACACCTTTTGTTTTCCACTCTGACTTTTCTTGACTTTTAGTGTTTTTGTACTGGTTTGAAACTCCTTTTGAGTGAAAGTATAATACCTTTCCTTCATACTTTTGAGAATACTCCCATACTTTCTTTATACCTTCGTATTCGTAATTATTACTTACAAATTTATTTAAATTAACCTTAGTTAGATCCTTTATCAAAGTTTCTATATCTTCGAAAATTCCCTCGGTATTTACGCAAGTAAGCTCTATCTTATCACACCAATCATATAATCCACTAGTCTTAAGCCTATCTAACTGCTTTTCTACAATTTCTAAGTAATTATTAACGCAGTATACGTGATATACTATTAAATTAATACTATCAAATTTTGGTCTAGCCTCTACTTTATTCTTATAAATAATATCTAAAGTCCTATTTGAAATAGAACCAAATGCATAGGCGTGAAATATAAAATTACCTTGGTTATATTCGTTGTGATTTAAAAACCTATTACTAATTATTT